CGGAACTAATTGTGTTAGATGTTCCGACTGTAAAAGAGCCGTGGAGCATGTAGAGCCCCGGGATGGCGGCGGTAAAGGCGGCAGTGGTGGGGACAAATGGCGGATTTTGCTGAACACCTTGAAAATTTGTAAATTGGCCAACTTGCAAGATGCCATTTTCATCTATTCCAACATTAGAAGAGGCTTGGAAATATTGAGGAATATCGGTAACCACGAGTTCAGTATCCGCCGTTAAACTACCGGTCGCGCCTTCAATATCAATGAAATAATACTGTGTCGCATCAGTTACGTTAATTGGTATGAATATAATCGGAGTAGAGTCGGCAAATTCCACGCTCCACGTATAAACGTAATCGTATGTGTAGCCCGTGACGGGATGGCCATCCGAAGAAGTGTGGCCTATGCCCACGCGCATAGGCACGCCAAGGCCGGTCAGAGTCAGGATAAATGAATATACTCCGGGATAACTAAACTTTACATTTCCTCCAGCAGTATTAGTCGAAAGACTCTTGGCTCCTATTACCGAAGAAAATGCTGAAAAATTTATATAATTAAAAGGATAGTTAAATTGCGAAGTGCTTGGACGAACAAGACTGGATACAGTGCCGAGGGTCGCTGGGCCCTTGAAAAGTAGAGAGCTTGATGGATTTGTTGCAGCATAACTATTGTATTTTATCCAGCCCGATTGTGAAATTACAAAGTTTGCGGGATTCCCGGACTCATTCGTTGCATTGAATGGAAAATGCCATGTTGTTATTGATTTATTATTAAACGTGCCTACGCTAGTGAAGCCATTCGGATCGAGGCCCCAAAAAACACCCACGGTTGTTACGTCTGAAGTGTATACTGACACAGATGCCATTTTCGAAGGAAATATAAACTTTTCTGAGGAAGAACTCCACTTGATAAAATTTAATACTGATGTTGATAACCATCCATCATCCGGCAATGTCCAGTAAATTTCTGGATTGAAAACAATTGCCCCGAGTGTTGGGTCACCTTCAACACCTTCATCGGAATATTCAGAAGTTATAAGGTAAGGATAAGGCCCGGCTCTAACAGGAACTGGCCATCGGAATTGCACTGTCACTGGGTACACTAAAGGTAAAGTAACCGCAAGTGTCGTGGACTGGACCATGTCCCCCTTGTAAGGTATCCTGCATATAGCCTGGTTTCCCCAGTTTACAAACTGGTTTTCAAACGGAATATTGAAAGACTGGACACTAAAAGGTGTGTGTCTCCTGTAGACTCCTTTGAAGTATGTAACTTTTGGCGTCCCAGTAAGGTACGCATCTTGCATTCCGAGAGCGGCGAGTTGAATCTCTCCGGCACTCATTCTATTAAGTTGCTTGGAAAAAATAAGAGCAAGTGCGCATCACTACGATCAAAAATATGTACACTCCTTTCAGGATGACTATTCAGTTGCGAAAGTTTGACCCGAGAACAATGGGCGACGACAAAGTCTGCGTATTCATCGGGAAGAGAGGGACAGGCAAGACGAGTCTTGTTACGGATATCCTTTGGAACAAGAAGCACCTTCCGGCCGGGATAGCCATGTCGGGTACTGAAGAAGGCAATGGTCATTACCGGCAGTTTATCCCAGACCTCTTTGTTTACAGTGATTACAACAAGGATGCAGTCGAAAAGATTATAGAACGACAGAAGCGAAATATTGCGGCCGGAAAGGCTTCACCAGTTTTTATACTTATGGATGACTGCATGTATGACCGGGCCTTTATGAGAGATCCTTGTATCCGCCAGCTCTTTATGAACGGCAGACACTGGAAGATTTTCTTTATGATGACGACCCAGTACTGCATGGATATGACTCCTATGATTCGGACCAACGTGGACTATGTCTTTGTCTTGCGAGACAACGTTCGTCAGAATCGTGAAAATCTTTATAAAGCCTTTTTTGGAGTCTTTCCAACCTTTGACCAGTTCTGCCAGGTTATGGATGCCTGTACAGAAAACTACGAGTGCCTCGTTCTGGACAATACCTCAAAGAGTAATGATGTCTCAAATTGCGTGTTTTATTATCGAGCGACTCTTAGGAAAAACTTCCGGTGCGGCTCGGCCGCTCTATGGGATTATCACCGCCGTCACTACAACCCCAAGCACGGTCTAGCGGGTGCCAAGACGACTCTGGGGCGCAAGCCCGGTTCAGGGACGGTAACCGTAAAGAAGGTCTAAGGGCCCGCGGCCCATTGTATTCAAAAAATTCAAAACAAAGAATAAATGGAACCATATGACGCAAATGGTTCTGCTGACATCACGAATGTCATCCCACAGGGTCTCTTGGAGACGCCGCTGAATCCCCCGGAAAAAAACGTTGGAGAATCTCAAATGGCAGAGTTCTCAACATCACTTGACGAGATAGTGCCTCCAGGGGGGAATATGCAGATGCAGAACATGGCCATGGGCCAGGCCCCTCCGATGGCTCCCCAAGTTCCCGAGCACGCACCCAAGTCGCACTCGAAAATTCCGTTCAACATGACTCCTGAACAATACATGTCCTGTCTGGCGGGGCTAGCGGCGGTCGTTGCTGGCTCCAAGCAGGTTCAGGAGCGCATAGGCTCCTTCTTTCCAAATATCGAGGAGGGTTCGATGACTGCTATGCTCATCACGGCCCTCGTGGCAGCGCTCGTCTTTTACGCGGCACAGAAGTTCCTCTAGGCCCGGATATTCTCGCCACAGTACGGCCCCACGTCACCCATAGTGTACAGTCCTTGGTCAGCACAATATTTTTTAAAATCTTTAAAATTTCCCCAAAAGTTGTCTGAATGCTCATACTCTCGGACAGAGGTGTGACACAACTCGTGAATAAGCACATGCATCGCTGTATTGATCCTGGTTTCAGGATCCATACTCGGATCCGTATCCATACATATATAAATCTCGTAACCTTTGTTTACGTTGAACCCTATAGCCCCCTTTGACTTGTTCCAGCCATTCATTGCAGTGAGGATTACCCGGCGCTTTATTGGTTCCCAGCGTGGATCAAGATCAGGGTCTGACTGCAGGATCCAGAGCAGCCTATCATACCGCTCTTTGAGCGCGGTCAAGAGAGGTGGCTGGTTGTTCAGGGCAATAATTGCCACTAGAATACCAAAAAGCAGAACGGCAAACACACCCTTCATCTACTCTTACGCAGACAAAATTTAGTATATAAATCCGAAATGAGTCCATTGGGCCTGGGGATCATGGGCTCCCACATGACTACTTCAAAACCTAGGCGTTCAAGAAACTCCGGTCCGTCAAGCATTGGCTCGGAGCGAGGACCATCTGCATAGAAAGGCCCGTCTGCCAGGTTTACCCAAAGCCTATCATCCCTGATTTCCAAGGTGTTCCCGAGCCGATCTCGCCATGGCTGCCCGTTTGTAAGCATCTCGGCCCTGGCCTTTTCAGGGACTATTCCAATGAGAAGCCCCCCAGGAACGAGGACTCTATGAATAGCCTCGAGAGACTCTTCATACGAGTCGACTATGTAATGGAGTGAAAAGTTGTAACAAATTACATCAAATGGGCCTTCGACATCACGGACATCTCCGGGGCCCAAGATGCGGACCTGGCTCCCAGACTCTGTTGCCCTGTTTCGCGCCTCGACCAGAGACCCCTCATCAGGGTCGATTGCAAAAACAGTAGCCTGCTTCAGCATCTTCCACTTGTGAAGATCGCCACCCCGGCCGCACCCGCAATCAAGGACCCGGGCCCCAGGCCAGACGTAGTTCCCGATAACATCTCTTTTGCACTTGTTGTGCAGTTTGCGCATCTCCTGCGCCATTTTACTTAAAAAATAAGCACCCTGTACTTTTAAATGGGTTCTCTCGAGCCAGACTACCTGACGATTCCTGGTCAACTCTTCGCTTGCGTCTCCTTTGTTGGCCCAGACCAGCCACAGAAGAATGATCTCTTGGGCCTGAAGATTCGCGGATGCTTCCCGACCCGTGACGAGGCTGCCAGTCACGCCAAGCGTCTTCAGAAGGAGGATGGCCTGGTGGATATCTATGTCGTTGATATGTACAAGTGGCTTCTAATCCCGCCCAATCGCGACCAGATTGATAATGTCCATTATGCCAATGAGAAGCTCGAGGAGATTATGACCAAGTATCGCGAGAATCAGTCGCAGGCTGCAGCCATGTTCGAGAAGCGCAAGCGTGATATGATGGCCAGGCCTACAGACGGTCCTTTCCCTTACGCAGATCCTGGAGATGAGAACTCAGTATACTACAACCGCCCAGACGTGCCACCGATTCCCCACCCGGCCGAGATTCTCGAGAAGCTCAAGGAGGAGTTTCCCAACAAGGACGAGGATGTTCTGCGCCGCATGGCGGATGCCGAGGTGGCTTCCGAGATTGCGAAGCGCAAGCGGGAGGATGACGAGCGCCGCGCAGCCGCCGCCGAGAACCCAGACCTTCAGTCTAAGGTGACCAAGGATGGCGACAAGCCAACTCCCATCACGGAGATTCAGCCGGACATTGTTAAAATTATAAAGTAAGTAAATAGTAGATGTGGCTTGCTATCATAGCCCTTATGATAATAGCTTGGCTTCTGTCAACGGCCTATGGCCTGCTGCCAATGCTCAAGACTCCCAAATGGGACAACCCATTTACAAAGCCTCCATATTACGACTATGATTTTATGAAGACTGTAACAGACTCTACTCGGCGTGAAGGAGCATGGGTCGGCTTTCTTCAAGAGGATGTGTATAAAAACAGAACTGGACCAATCGGAGACTTCGTGGGCAACGACTCTCCGAGTGATAAAGCACCCTTGTATTTAATTACGGCTTAGAGACCAACCCCAAGGATCGGCCTCTACTTGCCGTGAATGACCATAGGTCTCATCGTCATCAGAACTCCCATGACGATTACACCTATCGCAATGCCTATGAGCAACTTGTTGTCAAAGAAATTACTTTTTTCCTCGAACTGGAACCTTGGCGGGGGTCTTTCGGGCGGTAGTGGCGTCCACTCCCGCTTGGGCGGTGGCTGGTCCGGCTCGAGCCACTGCGGGGCGTACTCCACTGGAGGCTGAGTCTGATCCATTATCATCATCGTCACTCTCGCTTTTATCTGAAACTACAAAACTGTCAAGATCCGAATCTTCATCTTCGAGCTCTGACTCACTGTACTCGATGACTGAACTGACTTCCGACTCGGCCTCGTCATAATCATCAGTATTGTAATCATCCTCTACGTTTTCAACAGGCTCGTAGCGAACGGGCGCGCGAACAGCGCGGCCATAGCGCGTACGGACTTCAGGCGCGGTTATGGCCGCCGAGGGCACCTGGCTTGGGACTGGCTCCAATAGGGTTGACATCTATGGTATCCATTGGTTTTGAATCGTTTAAGTAAAGAGTTACTGGTTGATCTGGGATGACATCGTTCAAGAATCTTGGTCTGAAAACTATCCCCTTGGTCGTGGCTATTTGATTCAAGAATATTTCCCCCTCATATCCTAGTCTGTCTGCAATGGCATTAACCTCTTCTGTAAAGTTTTGACGCGCGAGACCTATGTTTCTCGCGTGCTCCACAGCTCTGTACAGAGGCCCTGGCTGCAAGTCCGCATCAAACTCACGAAGGCTCGTCCGGAACAACATCCATTCGTCCGGATCCAGCCCCGAGTACTTGTGAAGTTTCTTTTCGAAGTCCTGAAATCGTCCCGCGCCAGGTCGGGGGAAGAAG